CTGACCAGACATATTAGGAATGATTGCCGCAGTAGACGTAGATGGAAAACTGTTCTTAAGAACTGTCTTAATCATTCGCAGATGATCGTCACCCTCACCTACTGGGTCGCCAGCAACGGGGTTGGTGTCAACTAATTGTGTAACCCAACTTGCGCTTTCGACAGCCATTACGCACTCGCCGCAGTCAGGGTGACAGTTACCTCAAGCGTGTCGCCAGAGATAACAGCACGGGATGATGCAAAGTCTACGACACCGTACAGTGTTCCAGACGTACCGCTTTTGGTATTGTCGCTAGTAATAAACGCACCAGCAATCGTAGCCGTGCCGTTGATCGAGTAGGTTGCCTTGCTTGCGGTGTTGTCAATGCTACCAGCAGATGCCGTACCCAGCGTAAGGGTCTGACGCACTGACTGGCTGTAGTCCGTATTCTCCGTCCAACCTGCGTGAGAAGCCATCGTATCACCAGCGGCGGCAGAGCCAGTTCCTTTAAGCCCGACATACCAAGTAGTAATCTGCGTACCGCCGTCAAGAGTGCTGGACAGAACGTGGTTTAGCCCTTCCGTGGTAACAAGGTTCTTTTTGGTTTCGCCCCATTTTAGATTACCCTCAGAGTCGTAGCACTCAATAGTCCATACGTTCTTGAGGCCGAGGCCCATGTTAGTATCGTGTTGCATAATCAAGCCTCCATCGGCTTTTATTTCTGGTTTAATGGGGATAGTCAATTTTTGTCCATGTAGTTGTTGGGTCGTTTACGTCAGACCATATTGTTGTGGGGTCAGATACAGCAGACCAAGTTGTAGATGGGTCAGTAATACCGTTCCACAAAAATTCATTATCTGAAGTCATCAAAGACTGTAATGCAAATGTAACAGCGCTTACTGCGTCTAGCCTTGCTTCTCCGCTGTAGTCATTTTGTATTCCATAGGTTGCAGATGCTACGGCATTAGTTAGTATTCCAAAACTTGTATAGCCCATGCTATTAGCAAAAGAAACAGACGCAGGAATCTGTAGCGTTCCAAGACTCGTGTATCCAGCGTCTACAGCATAACTGGCGGCGGCTACTGCGTCTAATCTTCCAGACTTTGTATCGCCTACGTCTACTCCATAAGATGCCGATGACCCTATATCTAATGTACCGCCTGTCGTATATCCAGCATCTACAGCAAAAGATGGAGACTCACCCTTAGCAGGGGAGTTCCAGTTAATTCCTATATTACTCCAGTATATTGGAGATGTGGCTTCCGCCCATGTGATAGGAGCGGTCAATAATAACCACCAGTGTTCATCACTCTAAGCGCAGAGCCTGAGTGACGATCCTTGTTGTCTTGCTCTTGGATGTCAGCAATAGACTGTCTAAATGCTGTAGCCCATAATTGTACGCGAGCATCGTTCATAATAAACGGCTCTGCTTCTAACAATGCACCATAAAGGTATACGTCTGGTGCATTAGTAATTACCCAGTTAGTAGGATTAGCGTCAGACAATGCTTGGAATGTTTCGTAGAACAACATCTCAATAGTCTGTACGCTGTCAGGTGTCGGGCCTAACTGCAACTCATTAGCAATCACAGTATAGAACTTAGGCGTACCACTTGATGATCCGCCATACAGTCTGTCAAATATCTCAGGAGTAACATACTGCATTGGGGTTACTGGGCTGGTATTAATTTGCACATTACGCATTTGTACAAACCGTGCAGGCAGTGCAAGATTCTGTTGGCCTGCAACAGTAGATGCAGTCTGCTTAGACTCCATAGCACGAATACGGAGAACCCGGTTAAACCGAGCCTCCGCTAGTGCAATAAACTCAGGTATGCGGTCAGTCAGATCGTCACGATCTAACCAGTTTGCTACCGCAGTTTTGAGTTCTGTGTAATTAGATATAGCCATTAACTGTTCTTACTTGCAAACCATACTCGGTTGTTAATAATAGGCAGTTGGTTATTACCAGTAAATGTAGGTTGGTATAGCCACATAATTAAATCCTCGTAGGAGTTGTCCTAAAGTATTTGTTATCAGGGTCGTTGAGGTATTTCTTGAGTAGGTTGCTGTCTTTCTGGATCATACCGTTGGTATCTTTCATCCACTGTTCCCATACGTTAATAGGAATAGACGCCACTCGTACACCTTCGCCCATCTTACCCGGAGTCTTTTTGTCTCCGTAGTTGTTGTAATCAATCTTGTTGTTTTCCAGAATAGATGAAACGTCTTGATAAGTCTCTAGCGTAAATCCGCCGTCATCTTCTGGAATAAACTTTTGCCACCGCTCTGCTGATTTCTTAGACATGGTATCTCTTGTTCTCTCCTCTGCAAATTTCCGCCATCTGCTCTTGTAATGGCTTTTGCTTTTTAGTCTTTTCCTTTCTTGGCTCTTTTTGTTTTAGTGCGTCTTTTAATTGTTTTCTTGCTGACATATTCCTTTTCTCTAAACCAAAGTGTAAGTATCCATTTCTCGCCAGTATCAGGCGGCAAGCCCATATGTGTTGATAGTGGATGTGCTTTCTTGTTTTCGTCTAGGTTTCCAAACAATAAGATTCTTCCTTGTATTGCTTGTATCATAAAGCCCAAGTAAGGAAATCCTGTAGAACCACCGTCTGAATCATTGAGATACAAAATAATGGTTGCGGCTCGGTTGCCCGTGTGATCCACGTTGTACATATCGTGGACTTTTTCTTCATCTGTGAATGCGTCTGTATGCGGCTTGTACTCTTGACCAACCTCATACCGCTGTATTGTTGCTGGCTCTGCGTGGGACAATGGAACTCTAGCAATACTGGCAAGCCTTTCTAGTATGCCGTGTATAACTAAATCTTCGTTGTGTTGCGCGACAGTTCCAGTGCTTGTACGCATTGGGTCTAATTTCTGAGTACCGTCTATGTTGACTCTGTTCTCTTGTAGACCTTTTCTTTTTGCAAATTCTATAATGTACTGACACTCATCTGGTGTTACTACATTATCCTGTACAACTATTGTGGGTATTGAATTATATATAAACATAATAGGATCAGGGGGCCGAAGCCCCCATCACCATACACCTTACGATACGTTTTTGATGATACCGTTGCCGTTACCATTCTTAGCGCGAAGCCCGTACTCAGCAATCATCATCTGTTTGATGTTGTCGCCAGTTTTAGCAAGGGTTTCGGTTTTGAAAGGACGGAGGTAATCAAGCGACCACAGATCGTAGTCGATGACGTACACTCGGTTAGCAAGGCAGAAACGGTTCGGCACAATCTTGAAAGTGCCAAAGTCCGTCACAAGAACGTCTACGGCGTTAACCGCAGTCGCTTGCCCGTCGCCAACATTCTTCTGAAGGTCTGCAACCACCGAAGCACCAAGACCAGAAATGGACTGCTTCAGAGCGCCAGAACACATCATAATGTCAGGCGTACCGCCCAAGTCCCAGATGCGTGACACAACTTCGTTAATCATGTCAAGCGTCAGGGCAACAGCAGGGGTCGTGCCAGCCGCCGCAACGGTAGAACCGTCAGGGCCGGGAGCAGGCGAACCAGTACCGTTGTTGACAAGGCCGACAACAGGAGAGGCGCCACCGTCAAGAATCGGGGACGTACCAGCGGCAGTCGTACCAATCCAAGAGTTAAACGCACCCGTTGCGCGTGCCGCCGCAGGGCCACCAATAGCCGCACCAGCAGATTTCACGGTGTCATCGAGAAGCATCTTCTCCATGTCACGTTTGATTTCTTTAGCGCGTTTTGCCAGTTGGTAAGCCTGCGAAGAACGACGGCCAGCGAAGTCAACCGACTCGGCAGTGCCACTCGTCATCACAGTTTTGTAACTGATCTGCGTGTAGTTGCCAAGACGACGCGGCTCGCTCACAGCAATCGGATCGGGGTTGTCACCCTCGACCTGACGGTTAGCGGCGGCGGCTTGCAGTTCGTCGGTCTGCCACTCAAAGTAAGTGTTATCAGCAGAGCCTTTGCCAATGCCGTTCATAAACGGCGTGTCCATCGGACTAATGTTATAGATAATGTCGGAGAGGTCTTCTCGGATGCCTACGGCTCCGTAAGTCTCCCGCGTGTTAGTAGTTGCGGCCATGTTAGCCTCCTATATTAAAGTTCTACAAAATCCTCAAACAGACTAGCCGCATCTTCTGGCTTGCCAGACTGTTTAAGACGCTTCATGGATGCAATACGTTTTGATCTTGCGGTGTCTTGCTTTTTGTTACTGCCTTTGCCTGACCGCACCACTTTGGGTTTGTTTTTGACTTTCTTGGTTTTAATGTCGGATTTCTGAAGCGCGTCATATTTCTGCGCTTTCATAAGGACAATCAAAGACCTGTGGTCAATCAAATCCTTTAACTCTTCTTGAGTAAATCCTTGATCTATTGCGTAAGAAGATAAATCTCCCGCTAACTTTGTGCGTTTTTCTGTATCAGCCCATTCAGGTACATATTCAACTAATCGTTTGTATTCCTCCTGAATAGCCATTTGACGCATTTTTGCCAACTCTTGATTTTGTGCCTGTTGCGCTTTCTCTCTTTCGGCGTTCATTTTCTGAGCCTGTTCTTGCGCTTCACGCATCTCTTCCCGTTTAGTGATGAATGAAATGGGGTCTGTCTGCCGCAGATTTTCCCAATCAATATCCTTAAACTTATCTAGACCATTAACAGAAAATTCTGCAAATTGTCCAAGTGCATCTATGTATTGCTGACGCTCCGCTTGTGCTTGGGAAATCTCATTGGCCCACTGCTGTTGCAGTTCGACCATCTTATTTCTTTCGCTTGCAAGTTCTTGCGTTTTACGAGTATAGTCCGACTGACGGGAGTACCCTTTAATAAGTTCGTCAAGATTGACTTCCATCTCTTCTCCGTCAACTTTAACGGAATAGACTTCTTCAACCTCTTCTTGCTCATCTTCGTCAGACTCTTCCTCTTCAGATTCTTCCTCAGATTCATCATCAGATTC